GAAATATTGGACGTAATAGATGAATTACGTCTATTTGTTACAACGCCCGAAAATAAAATATCCGCATAAGATAAAAGGAAATGGCAATCATCTACCGATTATTTAGCGAAACATGCGACTCATTCTACGTAGGTAGTACTACCAAGACAATGAAACAACGTTTGACGAAACACAAGCAGAAGTCACACGAAGCACCCAACCGCAAGGTTTATAAATGCATATTGGGTAGCGGAGGATTTAAGGAGTGGAGAATGGAAGCGTTAGAAGAGTTTGTAACTGACTCTGCTATCGAGCGGAGAACCCGAGAACAGTTTTACATTGATAAATTAAAGCCCGACCTGAATAGCGTTTTAGCAATAAATATAGGATAAAATGGCCAGCAATAATATCTTTGTGCATTATATAGATGGACAACGATAGCGAAGAACAGACACTGTTTGAAGTGACCGAGAAGGAGAGTGCAATCGAGAAGCCAAAGCGTGTAGCGACACAACGGCAGTTAGATGCATTAGCCCACGCACGAGAAGTGCGAGCTGCACAGAAGCAGCAAGAACGTGACGATGAAGCGGCCGCACAGCCCAAGCCCAAGAAAGAAATCATTGTGCCCGAAGTGCCCAAGCAAAAGAAGAAGCCCAAGCCCACAGTAATACAGTTCCAAGATGCGAGCGATAGCGATGATGATGATGCACCTGTTATCATTATTAAGAATAAGAAGTCTAAACCAAAGCCCGCACCGGAACCAGTGCGACAACCGGAACCTGTGCCAGTGCCCGAGCCCGTGCCCGTGGAAGAAAAGCCCAGACAATTTATTCGCAAAGCGTATTAATATATAACTATATGTAAATGAGCAATCCACTTACCCATAGTTCTTCCAAAATATTCCTGTCAACACAAGGACAGAATTTAGTGTTAAATTCAGCGACACTTAACACTGACATTAACTTTTACTTTTCGCCGATGTTATTAGCTAATGCAGACACGAGTCATTTTGTAATTGGATTAGAGCAGGCAAGTATTCCAATTTCTATCAATATGGTAAATTCAAAGAATAATAGCATTACAATTAATGGTAACACTTTTACTCTACCCGCAGGCAATTACGTCATTGCATCAGTGATAACATTGTTAAACGCTTTTTTCAATACATATAGTGTTTCATTCACATATAGTTCAACTACCAACCTAATAACTACCACAGCAACGGCCGGTTCTTTTACAATCAACTCTACCACGATGGGCAAGAATTTGGGATTCGTGGCAAATGGTTTAAACACGAGCCCATTCACAAATACAAAAGTAGTAAATCTCACAAGCACATTAGGTATAGTTATCCAGCTGGATAATGTCCAAACTTCTAACAAAGATAATAGTGGTAGTAACGGTGCGACATTGGCACGTATTCCAATTACATGCACGCCTACCAAGATTTTGCAATACTTCAATGCCACGCCATTTTTTAGTCAAATAGCGAACCGAGACCTATCGTATTTAAGAGTTCGTTTGTTGAATGATGATTACACGCCGTTAGAGTTGGTAGGTAATCCTGACTGGTTCATTGTAATACGCGTAGATTTTAGTGAAAAGAATATGCCAACAATGGTTGACAGTTTAATAACAACGCAACGGAAGGAAACAGAAAAAGCGTTATTAGAGTTGGCTGCTAAATAATTTATAATATAAGCATTATAATATAATGGGCATCAAAAGCTTTTTTCGCAATTTAGGTAGGAGCATCAAGAGAGGTTTTAATAATTTCGTTGCAGGAGCGGGTGATGTAGTTGGTAAGGCGGGCACATTTATACAGCAAAAAGCAGTTCCCGCAATTGCAAGCGGAGCTACCAAAGCAGCAGGACTTTTAGATAAGTTGGCACCAGCAGCTGACGCAGCGGGCGTTGGAGCAGAAGCAGCAGAGGCAAGCCAGGTTTTAGGTAAGGCAGGTAATGTGGTTGGCAAGTTCGGCGATTTTATTGGAAGCAACGCAAAACCAGGTAGAGTGGCAACGCCCGATGAGATAAATAAGTTTAGAGCATCTATACCACAAGGTAAAACGTTTTTCGGTATTAAGCCATTACCGCCACCCGCAGCGTCATCATTCGCAAAGTTATCTGCTGCAATGAAGCCAGGACTAATATCGCCCGCACCTATGATTAAGCCATTGATAGGTAGTAATCCCGCATCATACTCACCGTCATCAGGCATTGAGGCACCGCCGCCCGCAAGTCAGCCGAAAATAACGGTTGTTTCTGGTGGAACGGCAGGAGTTAAGTCAATGATTGCCTAATTTAGAATAATATATTATGTTATCATATAGTATATTAGATGAGAGAAATAAAACACTATCAGGTATCGTTCGCAGGCACAACGCCAGCCGCATCATTTTCGTTTCAGTTTCCCAGGTATTATAAGCAGAAGCCAGAGCATAAGTTCATATTGAGATGTGTCAATCTCACGGATTTTCGTGCAGCCAGTTTATTAGTCAATCCGCATTCATATTACGCCGTGGGTTTTTTAGGCGATGGCGTCTGCACATATTCAGGCGTTGTTGGTGAAGGTATTATAAGCAATGACTACTTTTTAGGAACTACCAGTACAAACGGAGCAGAGGCTACTACGCCAACAAATGTAGGCACAGCAACCGCATTGTTGCCGTGTGACCTAATGTTGAATGACATACCGCCGAATCCATTTACTATTTCGTATAGGCATACCGCAAGTTCTACTTTTGCAACAGGAACCGTGGAACTTTTAGTGGTATTTGAGATTATTGAATACGACCCATCAAAGAAAGATTAAGCCAAAAAAAGTCTATAACTATTTTATAATAGTTATGGAACCGGCCGCCGAAGAACGTTTAGCAATTTTAGAAAAGCGTGTAGCTGATTTAGAAGAACTTTTAAACCTAATACTGAATTTGAAACAACGTAAGGTAGATTTTAGCAATTTCACATGTGAACCGATTAAATTAGGCACAACACGCTAAACATTCTTTTCTTTTAGTAATGTATAATGTCAATTATTCCCGTGTTGTCAAGAGAGTTAGATTTAAGTGAATACAAAGGTATTCAGCCCGCCAAGTCCCGCCGTATCAGCATTTTTCCCGATAATGCTACTTCCTACACTTCTTCTTCGTCCAACGCCGATATCTTCTTTTCGATACCTGGGGTGCAGCGAGGTATGGTTATTACTTCTGCAACCCAGTTGGTTTTTGAGGTTACTGCCAACGCCACATTCACTACTGACCCGGTTATGTCGCTATCCAATGGTTCTGGTAGCAGTTTAATTCAGGCGTTGGAGACCGTTGTGCAAAATCAGTCCGTTGAGAATATTTTGAACTACAACGTGTATGCGGCAGTTTTAGGCGATTTGCAGCCTTTGGGTCGGTCTCTCACTATGGGTTCCATTCTCAATGGTGCTACTACCACGCTTAAAGCGGGTATTAAGTTGAACGGTATCACTACCGTGGACGGTCCCGTTGTCCGTTGTGCATTGCCGTTGCACTCTGCCGTGTTGGGCACAGGTGCCCAGCAGTTCTGCCCACTGGTTGATGGTATCAGGCTACGTATGACAATGGCTACCACTGCCGTTGGTATGTTGTTTGGTAACAGCACTGCTTATACTGCTGGTTCCACTGTGTATAAGCTATCCAATATCGCACTACAATTGGAGGTAATGGATTTAGATATGGGCACCTATTCCGCACTGCTTAACCAGGCAGGTGGAGTATTGAAACAGCATTGCGTTGGAGTCAACAATTTTCAGGCCACTATCGCAGCCTCTACCTCTGCCAACTCTATTCTCATTCCTGCGCGTTATTCGTCTGTCAAGGCACTAATCAATACCTTCCGTTTGTCCGCGAATTTGGCAACACCCGATGTTGAGAACGTGCCTGGCGACCGTGTGTTCCCACAAATTTCCAGCTACTTCTACACGGTAGATGGTATGAACGTGCCATCGGTGCCTATCCGTGTAGCCACTTCCGCTTCTTTTATCTACCCTGGCGAAGTGATGAGCGAGGTTTTAAAGGTATTCTCTGCGTCCAATATGAATGCTTTTGATGTTGTGTTCAACGCTACCCAATTCGTGGAGGCGACTGGAACTGCCGGAACTGGTTCGTTCTTTTTGGCTACCAACTTCGAGGCTGATGCCGCTGCTGGTCAGGCACTCATTAGTGGTAAAGACTTAAATAGTTCTAACGTGTATCTAAACCTTACCCAGTACGCTGCTTCCGTAGCGTGCGTGGTTGACACATTCGCTTTGTATGATATAGTGATGTCCTATAATATGGCGGACGGTAGCGTTTCTATGTCCAAGTAAGAAACCATTAAGGTAAAACAATAAAAATATGTGTATAGTATAAATGATGCAAGACATTGATACGATACTGGAAAGGATTCGTTTGAATTCTGCTGCACATTCAAACAACCATAAGAAGCGGTATATTACATTGAAGACCCGTTTAAAGTGGTATCGGTTACCCGTCATCATTTTATCCGCATTAAACTCAATATTCAGCATTGGGTTGCAGCCGTTTATGAAACAGGAAATCATTAGCGTGTTAAACTCATTGATTGCACTGATATGTGGCATCATAGGTAGCATCGAGTTGTATTTGCAACTGAACCGACAGATGGAACAGACGTTATCATCGTCCAAGGACTTTTACGAATTAGCCACGGATATATTCAAATGGTTAGCATTAAAACCCGAACACCGGCCGATTGATGCAAAGACATTCATAGATGATTCATACAATCGGTATATTAAACTCACGCAGTCAAGTATATTAC